CTAATCCACAGATCAGCACGAGTTATTCTATAGACGGCAAGTCATGGAGCCAAGATAAATTTATAAACTGTGGAACTACTGGAACAAATAAGAGACTGTGTTGGTTTCAGCAAGGACATATGAGAAATTGGCGTGTTCAAAGATTTAGAGGTGATTCTGACGCGCATTTATCTTTTCTTCGATTAGAAGCGCAACTCACCCCGCTGGCGTATTGATATGAATCTGAAACTCACCCGTAATCAGCTGGCTAGTTTTCTTAAAGACCCAGAGCAGATTAAGCAGTTCGAACAATTGTTTAATACAGTTGAAGAAATTGCGCCGGGTGGTAGTACTTCTAATTTAGATCTAGGCTCAGATTCTGCATTAAATACAGCACAGCAAGCTATTGCAACAATCGCAAAATTTGAAGAAGAAACAAACCTAAGTTTGGGATTGTTGGAATCAAAAACTAATCAGGTTCTGTCTTTGATTAGTGACCTTTCTACTAAAGTTGATGGCCTAAGCATGGAACCTGTCGCGGTTCCTGATAAACGCATCAGATATGGTTCTTTTTACGATACCACGACACAAACAGCGGCTCTGATCAATACCGCTTATGCGATGACGTTTAATACGACTGATTTATCGTCTGGTGTTTATATTGGCTCACCTAATTCGCGCGTAATTGTAGATACTGAGGGAATTTACAACATACAATTTTCAGCGCAATTTGACAATACACACGGTGGTAATCATCTTGCATTTATTTGGCTTAGAGTCAACGGTGTTAATGTCGCTCAAAGCGCGTCACAAATACGGCTAAAAAGCACTGATGGGGAGCTGGTTGCTGCGTGGAATTTTTTCTATAAGTTGAAAGCCAATGATTATTCAGAATTGATGTGGTCGGCTTCTGATACAGCCGTGCAGATTACCGCTCAGGCGGCTGGAGCAGTTGTTCCTGCCATACCTTCAGTGATATTAACGGTTTCAAAAGTGGGGGATTAAATGGCAGTCTTAGTGAAAACATTAGTCGCGCCTAAGCAAATGGAAGCGACGCAAACGACTCAATATACGGCGGTGACTTGTCGAGCAATTATTGATAAAGCCACAGTAACCAATACGGACACCGTTAATCGCACGTTTTCAGTTAATCTGGTGCAGTCAGGCGGTAGTGCTAGTAATAGCAATTTGATTATTGATAATCGGACTTTAGTACCAGATGAAACCTATCTATGTCCTGAGCTAGTTGGCCAAGCATTAGACCCTAGTGCATTTATAAGCACTATCGCCAGCAACGCAACATCACTGACGCTTCGTATAAGCGGTCGTGAAATCACGTGAGGAAGCTATGATTAAATTCAACATAATGGGCGGACTTCCTGAATCTGAGGAATTTATTACCGCATCGGAAAACAAAAAGAATACTCAGATTGTGATTGACGACTGGATGCTCGGACCTGAAAAACCAAGCATTGACCCGACAGCAAATAAATCCTTTTGGTCTGGTTTGGCAAAAGCCATGCAAGTGGACGAAAAAGAAGCGCGTCGCCGTCGATGCTCGAATTGCGAGTATTACGACAACAGCACCATAACCCAAGTCAAGATGGAGCGCATACCCCAAAATAAATGGGATGTGAATGCAGGGTTCAGAGGCTATTGCGAGAAGTTCGAGTTTATTTGCCACGACTTGAGATCATGCCAAGCGTGGGAAGAGCGGGAAGATGATGAAGATTGACGAAAGCGTAAAACCTTGCGAAAATGTGAGCGCTGAGTTATGCGCAACCGGCAGCGCGGGGGATAATATGCGCATACTCAAGCAACATTTCAAAAACCTACTATTACCAGAATCAGCCATTGACTGGCTGTGTATGCTTTGGCACGTAACTCAGGTTTGGGATGACGTTGCGGATGGCGATCAGATTGAACGTCAAGATCTAGACAACGCAATCTGGTATTCACTGGTAGGAATGTTTTCTAATCCATTTTTTCAGGCCAATTCCTCATCGTTATTGCCTTTGGTGGCTAATCTCATCATGAAATGGCAAGCCTCAGATTATGTCGAAAGAGAAAACGAAGCTGATGCGCGTTCGTTTATTTGGCGTGCAGGTTTTTATGATGTCGTGATGATGGTAGTAACGCTTTGCCATGGGCATGAAAAAGCCAAAACCCTGTCGTATTACGTCATGAATATGTATGGCGAAAAATTAGAAGATTATTTGAAGGAGTTTAGCCATGCCTGACCCGGTAAGCGCAATTGTAGGAATAGGTAGCGAATTAATTGGTGGTGATTCGGCTGAGGATGCGGCAAATATACAGGCTGGCGCATCTCAACAAGGAATAGCCGAACAGCGCCGTCAATTTGACTTTATCCGCGAACTTCTAAAGCCTTACGTTGAGGCAGGCGCTCCTGCCTTACAACAACAGCAAGCCTTGCTTGGCCTTGGTGGTTCTGATGCGCAACAGCGCGCTATATCCGCACTAGAAACTTCACCACTATACCAGGCTCAAGTAAGGCAAGGCGAAGAAGCCATGCTACAGAGAGCGTCTGCGACTGGCGGTTTACGTGGCGGGAATATACAAGGCGCACTTGCTCAATTTAGGCCGGCCATGCTTCAGGACGAAATAAATCGGCAATATGCACGGTTAGGCGGCCTTACTTCACTTGGCCAACAATCAGCGGTAGGAGTAGGTACTGCTGGGCAGGCAATGGGTACTCAAGTATCTAACCTATTAGCGCAACAAGGAGCGGCATTAGCAGGAGGAGCCTTGGCGCAGCCGAATCCATTCGCTACGATTGGTAAAGGATTCGGTGCTTACTATGGTATGACTGGAAAATCGCCGTTTGAATCATTTAGCAAACCCGCGCCTTCGACGTTTGACTGGACAGCTCCAGAGGCTGGCGGATGGGGAGGTCTATAAATGCAACCGTATGACTACAGGAGCATGGTACAAGACCCGTTCGAGTCTGCTTTGCAGGGTGTAAAGTTTGGCGCTTCGCTTGCTGAATTACAGGCAGCACGTCAACAACGCGAGCTATTGGCGCAACAACAACAACAGCAACTAGAACAGCAAAGGTTACAAGCAGAGCGATTCAATCAAGCACGAACGGCTTTTTTTACTAACCCCAACCCTACCATTCGGGATGCTTCCACATTCCTGAGCTTTTTGTCTAAAGACCAACAGGCAGCATTTGAACCATACGTCAAGCAAATATCAGAGTCTGAAAACAAAGCCAGTCTGAATTTTGGCTTGCAGGTCATGTCTGCGCTGGAAAGAAAACCGGAATATGCAGCGGAGCTATTAGAACAACGCGCTGAGGCTGAACAGAATCCACAGAATGCACAGTTTTACAAACAACTGGCAGCGCGTACGCGTGAAAATCCGGCTGATGCTATCAAGGTAGGCACGTTATTACTTGCGCCTATACCAGGTGCTAAAGAAGCGTTAGACAATATCGCAAAAGCGCAAGAAACAAAACAAAAAGCCGAAGAAGCACCTATTCAACTTAGGAAATTGACTGCTGAAGCAATCACAAAAGAAGCAGAGGCAAAATATGCCCCGGATAAATTTGGATTAGAAATTGGATTAACTGAAGCTCAAATAGAACAAGCAAAAGCGGCGCGACGAGCGCAAGATGCTGCGGCAAAAGCGTCAGGTGCGACTGCGGCACGCGCGCAAGCTGAGGCAGATCAAATATCATCAGGAATTATTCCTGCCGATAAACGCCCTGAGGCAGAAACAAAATTTAGAAAAGAATACAGCGATCAAACAAAAGGCTATCAAGAAGTTAAATCTGCATATTCACGCATATTGGCATCTGAGGATAGTGCTGTTGGTGATTTGTCTTTGATATTCGGTTACATGAAAATGCTAGACCCTGGCTCTGTTGTTCGTGAGGGTGAATTTGCAACCGCACAAAATGCGGCTGGCGTAGATGATCGAGTGCGTAATTTATATAACCGTGTTAAGAGCGGCGAAAGACTTTCAGAATCACAAAGAAAATCATTCAAAGGACAAGCAAATAAACTTTATAGCACAGCACAACAACAAGAAGGACAAGTCAGAAAAGGAATTGAACGTATAGCAAAAGGTTATGGGTTAAATACATCAAATATATTTTATACAGCGGAAGAAATACCGCCAGCAACTCCAGCAGTTCCGCTTGCACCAAAAACAGGAAGTGAAGGTGCAGAGGGTGTGTCAAAATCAGGGCGACCGATGGTGTTTAGAAATGGTGGATGGGTATACAAATGACGCCAGTTCCATTATCTGATTTGCCGGATGAATTGAAAGGGCAGACTGTTCCTGAGTCTGATTTGCCAATAACAAAACCAGTAGAACAAAAACCCGGTTTTATAGCATCAATTGGGGAAATGATTACCGGCTCACGTAGAGCAACGCCAGAAACTCAAACACTGCCAGAATGGACTGGAATGCCAGAGCTTAATCAAATGAGCGTGGCATCCTTTAAGACTGCGCTTGGTACGTTGTTGTCGAATCCTAAAGAAACCGTTCAGATACTAAAAGCAAAC